TTTGGTCATAAGAAACAACTCTACCCACTGCAGTTGATCCAACACCCACAGTTTGGGTCACATAAGCATCAGCAGTGAAGGTTGCCTCACTGTAACCAGCACCTGTAAGGCGAACTGCATAAGTTGCAGATGCTTTATCAGTGGTCAAAATGGTGTTTGTTCCCTCTGCTTGAGGATTTTCGATCAATCCGACTCTTGCAAACTGATTTCCAGTGATAAAATCAGGATTTTCGGTGTCATTTTCGAATCTGGCATAAGTTAGGACGTTATATGCACCCAATTCACGGTAAATATCAGCTCCGTGACCGCCATTTGGAGGAATAATTACGTTAAAAACGGGATCCGTGGTTCCAGTTGGGACTCCACCAGCTGCCAAATCCAAAGTTCCAAAGGTATATCCTGATCCACCATCAGAAATAGTGACAGAATCTACTTTTGAGTCATTGTCAATGACAACAGTTGCTTTTCCACCCTGTCCATCACCCAAAATGGGGACATTTAGGTAAGTTGAGTTAGCAGTTCCAAGTCCAACACCACGATTTCTGATAGTAATGATCTTCAATTGACCACTTGTTCCAGCATTATTTCTTACGGCAGCATCATCGGAGTTACTATTCCAGTTATTTGGAGTTGGAATGTAACTTGTAGAGTCAAATTTGATTGCTTGGGATGGTTTGATGGTGTAAAGATACTTCCAAATGTAACCATCACCACTGGAACCAGCAGCTCTTGGTTCCAAATCAGTGAAAGTTGGTTCATCCAGTGAAGGACCACCTTGATAATTGTTCTCAGGAGTAGCGTTATTAAACAAACAGATGTAAACTCTGTAATCGGAGTTCATTACATAGAAGTTTGCATCATAAATGTCAAAAGAACCCGATGGTTCTGATGGATTTGAACGACTAATGTCGTTTCTCCACATATCGTAAGTGGTTCCAGATGCCCAGGTAATCTTTCTCACAACCTGAGCAACATCACTTGAGCTGATCTTTTTCAGAGCCAGCATCGTGTCATAGTAATCATTCGCCTGATCCAGGTTATCTTTTGGAGCAGGGGGATCTGAATCCCAAGTTGACGAGTAATCCGTCGCATTGGGAAGACCAATGAATGTGTAATAAGAATTTGAAGTGGACTGGACTCCAGCAACAAAATTCTTAGCATTCAAAATACGAAGTTGGTCAGTAATTATTGCTGCCATTTGTGGAAAGTTTTTCTTTATTTAGTGGTGTTTTAGGCGGTTGTATAACCAACTGCCTTGAGTGGGTTATAACGAGTAATCAAACCAGAGGTGGAAATACCACTTACGCCATCATCACCATAGAAATTGTAAGATTGTGAAGAGTTTTCCATGGTGATCTTACCCCAACTAAAGTCACCCATGTAAGGTGCAGTTGTGTAACCAATGGATCCTGAGTTGTCAACATTCACAAAGATTCTTCTTGAAGTTGTTGCTCCAACTCCAGCGATTGAGATGGTGTTATCTTCAAAAGAAGCAACTTGATAAACACAATCCAAAGCAGTTGTTGCAATGCCAATGTGACCACCTGCTGTGTTTTGGGAAGCAAATGTTCCACCAACAGAGAGGTTTGTGTTTGTAACAACCAAATAATCACCTGTGGAGATTCCACTGATAGAAGTGGAACCAAGTCCAACGAAACTGTAATCTCTGATTACAGAATCCAAAGGAACAAAAGTATCAAAGTAGAACTGACTTTGTGAACCAGAAGTTGTGGTTCCAACTCCAACAACAATACCAAAGTCTCCAGAGTAATCTGTAACAGTGAGAGTGTCAGTTACTGTAACAGGTGATTCAATCAGAACTGCGGGTGCGACTGAAGAATAACCAGTTCCAGGTGAGGTCACCGTGATAGAACCGACTGTTGAACCACTCAGAACCGCTGTTCCTGTTGCTCTTTGTGTTGTTCCAACACCAACAGGAGTTGAAACTGTAACAGAAGGGGCAACTGTGTAACCAAAACCAGCAGTTGTGACCGTGAAAGCGGTGATTGTTCCTGCTGTTGAAACTGTTGCTGTTGCGGCAGCTGCAGTCAAAGTGTCCTGTGAAGTTAGAACGATCTTCTCTTGATAGGAAGCATTTGATCTATCGAGTTCATTGAACTGATCAAAGATTGGAGTCACATTATCAACATATGCGACAGTTGAACCAACACCAACTGGTTGGAGAAGATATGCTGCACCAAAGATGTTTGGTTCATAATTTTCTCTGTCCTTAGCAACGGGTTTGCCGTCAATGATCTTATCAACGGTCTGACGACACCAGATAACTGGCCTCTCAAGTGTGTCATTCTCAGTTATACCAGGTCCTCTGTATGGATTGGTTTCAGCGGTGTCATTTGTAACAACTTCTGTTACTGTTCTTGGATCTTGATCAAGATCTTCTTTTTGTCCTCTTGATGGATCATTCTCAATGTTGAGGATGTCACCTTCTTTAATGTTATTCAAGATTTCTTCAACAGGAACATCAATTGGCATTGTTCCTCTGTAGAAGAGGATGTGAGAAGAATCTCCAAGTTGAGGAGCCTCAGAGAATGTGATGTGACTTCCGCCCTCAAATGTGTATGCAACAACTGGTTGTTGCAGGATGTCATTGATAAAGACCAACAGATTGTAATCAAGGTCAATGGGTCCACCAAAATCAGTCTCAATTGAGGTTACGATTCCAGCAACAGACATTGGGAACTTTCTTCTGGTTCCATCAAACAGAGAATCCAAAGAATCCATAACCTGAAGTGAACCAATTGTCCACCCATTAAAGGAATCATTATAAATTGACTCAACAGTCAGTTGGAATTCTTCATAGGTCTTGGTAGTGTCAGTTGGAATTCCGACAGTTCCACCGATTGCAACTGTAAGGATCTCATCATTTCCATAATTGAATCCAGTTTGAGTGATTGTGAAATCAATAACACTGGAACCCTGACCAACAACAATATCAACCTTTGCGTCAGTTCCAACGCCAGCAGTTGTAACTCCACTATAAACCAGAGAAAGGTTGGTGTAACTCAGAGGAGCATCAATAACGACTTCTGGTGGGTTAGTTGAGGTGTAACCAGTCCCAGGATTGGTAATTGCAATACTCACAATATGACCACCACTGATAGCAGCAGTTCCAATGAACTCAAGGTTCACATTTCCTTCACTGGAGGTCTGGACACCAACATTTACAACTGTCTGAATTCCTGATCTGTATCCAGAACCAGTTCTACCAATTGCGATAGAGGAGATTGTTCCAGCAGTAGACACAACTGCTGTTCCACCAGCAGCGACAAGAGGTTGGAAACCAAATCCCTGGGTCGATCCAACAGAAATAATTCTTCCTCTGAGTGGAATATTAGTTTTGTTGGGATCATAACCATCCTGAACACCATTTCCTTGGAAGGTGATTGTGGTAATCCCACTTCCTTCTGCCAAAGTGTAAGCGTTAGTTACGGTTGGAGAACTTGGTTGTTGGAAGATACCATTAAGAATGAAGATTCCATTATAAGTTGAGTAACCAACAGTGTTTGCATCACTTTGCTGAAGAGTAAACTCACTTCTAATTCCAGTGAATTCCTGTGAAATGTCATCAAACACATAGTTGTTTGAATATGTTTCACTTGAGGATCCAACAGGAGCGGTTCTTGTGAAGACTCTTCCCTGGAAAGTTGAGTTTGTTGTAATTCCAGTCCAATCTCTATAATTTGGATTACCTGTTGTTGTGCTGAGTGGTGTCTTGCCTTCAGCAGGTCCAACAAAGTTGATTGTGCTTCCGGTGATATTGTATTGTCCAACAAACTTTTGAATTGTTGTTCCAGCAGTGTGTGGGACCGTTAATGAACCCATCTGACCTCTCAGAACTTGAAGATCTGTTGGGTTATCGCCACCAAGACCAGTGACAATCATGTATTCCTGATCTACAAGAATAATATCATCTGCATAGAATGATGTAATTCCAGTTGTTTCCAAAGTTGGTCCAAGAATCACATCAGCATCTAGTGTTGAGTAAATGTTAGTCTCTGAAATTGGAGACTGAATCATATTATCGATAGCAACCAAACACTTGGCATTTTGATTGGTCGAAGTAATACTATGAGATTCACCAACCCCAACTGCATTGATCAGAAGAACTTCTGGAGTTGCTTTCAGAGCGTTTTCAGCAGTTGATGCAAACTTGATTTCGTTTGCAGATGCCTTGACGACATAAAGATCCTGAGGAAGAAGAGTTGTTGATCCAATTCCAGGAACGGTTGCCGTTTCAATTCCAATCGGAGTCGTTCCATAACCATAGAAGACTCTTTCACCAGTTACAAAGAAGTGATCATTGATTCTAACCGTTTGTTTTGTTACATCGACAACGGAAGAAGAACTACCATCAAAGGATCTCTTGAAGATATCAAATCCACCAGATTTCAATCCAAATGAACTGGTAACATCCACTCTGGTTCCAACATAACCCTCACGCAAACTCTTGATCTGAACGAGACCGTTATCATAAGTTGTTGCCTCACCGTTGTTGTTGAATTCTTGTAGTGAGATGGCAAAGGTCTTAACAGTAACTGCTGAGTTTGGATTTGGTGTAAATGTTAGATCAACTGTTGTGCCAACGGTCTGTGCAACCCCAACTGTTCCGACACCAGAGACAGTTTGGACATTACCAAACTCAATAATTTGTTGTTGATTTGAATCATTCAGAATCACACACTCAAACATTTCATACTCAGAATTGGTTGTGTCTGAAGCAGAAACAACAAAATAGGTGGCACCATAAGGATTGTCATAAGATGCAACTGTCACAGGAACAGGACTTGCATCTGCCGCAATAGACGCTGTAGTAGATTTCAGAAGTGAAGTCTCAAGAGCAGTTGAACCAATACCAGTTCCTGTCGCTGCGATGGCAACAACAGAAGAATTAACGGTCATTGTCGTCAAACCAGAAGTTGGAGTGAATTCAACAATCAGGTTACTTCCATCGATGCGAGAATCGAAAGTTCCAACTCCAACAAACAGAGGATCATCACTGGTAACCATATCACCATATTTCAACAATGAAACATCTGTTCCATCGTGAATAATATTCAATTCTTGACCAGATGCTTCACCATTCTGATCTTCAGTCATCACAAGGACTTTAGCACTTCTGTAAGTGTTAGCAATCGAAACAATGGTGGTCGTAATTCCTGGAGATGCCTCTGTTGTGGCACTGGCAACCATAACAACATTGCCAAAGAAATCATCTTTCTCAACAACACTGTTATCAAAGATGTTGAATGACAGGGTTGTGATGTCATAACTGTTGTAAGCAAACTGTTCAGGATAGAAATAAAGATCCCAACCAGTTGCCGTGTCGATTACATCGAAAGTTCCCAACTCATTGTTGATCTCCATCTTTGCATATTCTTGGATGTAGTTATTAACACCCTCTTGGTTAACAACCACAATGGAGAATTGTCTTTCGTCAGTGTCTGTTGTGTCTCTTACATAAGTGAAGAATTTGTTGTAGACTTCAGCATTTGTAAACTCATCAATAACAGCAAAGTTGGTGGTTCTTTCATTACTTTGGAATTGATCACTAATATCATCGATTGGAAGAACTCTGTTTCCAACTGCATTTGCGTAGTCCTTGATAACTTTATTGCTGAAGATAATATCAGTTGAAACAACATCGTTGCCAATGTTGATTGTTTCTTCTGCAACCAAATCCCAATCATACTCACAATTCAGACTTGCTTCACCAACAATATCAACAACTCTCTCAACATCAGAATCAAATGTCTGAACAATCGCTCTGGATTCCTCTTCTTTGGAAATGATGTCCAGATCAGCAAACTTGGCAAAACCAGCAGTGTGATCCAGAGCACTTACAGGATCATTCCAGGTATCATAAGGAATGGTGGAGTTCAGTGAATAGGAGAAGTTCTGATAATATTCATTGTTTGGCAGTTTCTGAAGATTATCATTCAGGAAACCAGAGTTGGTTTGCCA